GGAATGGGTTACTTTAGGCGGGTACCGTTCCTTATCATGTCCTGCCACTAGACGCAGTGTATTAAAGTTGTTTGAGTTGTACGGAGACTCCCTGTTGAGTGTTCCAGGGTTCACGCGCAAAGGTGAACAGCCCGTACGAATAAAAGCAACTAGGGGAATATTACTACCTGTGACAGATACCCACATGAGAATTCGTGGGTTCCAGATAGCCACAGGTGGTACTCCCAAGTACATTTGGTTCTCAGGTGACGCACAAGCCAAGACTACCTGCCATGTGCCTTGGAGTGCACAAGACCGTGAGAGAGTTAGAATCACAGAAGGTGTCCTGAAGGCTGACATAGCTTGTTGCGTTGATGAAACGACACTTACTATAGGTGTGCCTGGAACATCTAATTGGGCAACAGCACTACCTGTTCTCAGGTCAAGGCAATGCAAGGAAGTGTACATCGCCTTTGACATGGATTGGCAAACTAATGACGCTGTGAAGACTCAGATGATGGAGCTATTCTTTGCCTGCAAGTCTGAAGGGATCACCACATTCATAGAAATGTGGGATTCAGCACAGAAGGGCATTGATGATGCCCTTCTTGCTGGATCGGCTATAACGATACATGCTAGCTTGCCCGGCAACACAATTGTTGAAGGTGTTAGGCCTGCTAGCTCTTATAAGACGGTGGCTGTGGATTGGCTGTGGAAGGGTTGGATACCTAAGGGCATGTTGTGTGTTCTCGAAGGTGACCCCGGCCTAGGCAAGAGCACCTTGTGCGCGGACATTGCAATGCGTATTACAACCTGCACGCCGTTTCCCGGAGAGATAGACAAGCCTGTGTGTGGCTCTGTGTTGTTTCTATCGGCTGAGGATGACCCAGGGCGTATTACAGTGCCTAGGATGCGTGCTGCGGGCGCGAATCTAGACAAGGTCTTCTTCTGGGATTACCANCCAACATTCCCTGAAAAATTGGCACAATTAGAGGCCATCATAGAGCAGATGGGAATAGTCTTGGTAATACTAGATCCGTTCCTAGCCTTCCTAGACTCTGACATAGACTCTTACAAGGATCAGAACATTAGGCAGGTTCTAACGCCTATCAGCAAGATGGCAGAACGCACAGGGTGTAGTGTTCTTCTGATACGCCACCTGAATAAGTCACAGGGTCAGGTAAACAAGATGTACAAGGGCACAGGCAGCATTGCAGTTATAGCTGCTGCTAGAGTTTGTCTGTACATGATTCAGGATGAAGACAGCAATGATAAAATTCTGGGTCAGGTTAAAAACAACCTAGCACCTACACAAGCTTCTTGGGCTTTTGAGTTTGAAGAAGGTGAGAACTGGCACGACACCCGCCTACATTGGAAAGGACGATCAGAACTATGAGCGGGAAATTTTCTAGGGATAAGGGAATGCGTAGAGAGCGTGAGTTTGTGCACCGCTACATGAAGTTGCACGGTGTGTTTTGTCATCGAGTACCACTAAGTGGTGCTGATGCAAATTACAAAGGTGACTTAAAGATTCAGGCAGGCTTGCACGAATGGACCGGGGAGGTCAAGTGCAGGTCTACCGGATTCAAACAGCTATATGACTGGCTAGGAAAGAATGATATTCTACATGTGCAAGCTGACAACAAGGAACCGCTGGTCGTACTACCTTGGTGGTTGTGGGCGTGCATTGTAGAGAAATTAGCAACAGAGGAGTTTATAGATGGGTATACTATTAAAGACAAATATGTGGAAAGGCCAGCACCTTAAGTGTGATGGTGCTTTCGGTTTCGACACAGAGACTACAATGATTGAGCCTGGGATGATACCAGAATTAATCGTGCTCACATTCAGTGACAACAAGCGTAGCTACATTGTGTCACCAGACATGGTTGGTGCTTGGGTTGAAATGATCTACCTGAGCGGGTGCAATATAGTAGCACACAATGTTGCGTTTGATTACCATGTTGTGTTCGCAGCACTGAAGTATGTTGAAGAGATTCGTATGTGGAAGGCTATGGTCGAACAGAATAAAGTCTGGGATACAATGATTTTAGACTTCTTAGTCAGGTTAGCTAATGGTGAGGAGGACGGCCCACTAAGGCCTAAAAGCCTTAGTGACCTGTCCGAGCACTACTTGTCAGTTAAGCTGGACAAATCTTTACAGACAGAGTGGACTAAGTTTCTAGGACAACCAATGGAGGATATACCTGATGAATACCTTGCTTATGCTCTTAAGGATAGTGCTGTTACTAGGGAGTTATTCAACGAACTTCACCCTGTTGCTGTGCACATATCCAACCACAACAATTGTCTAATAGATATGCACGGACCACTAACACACCACACACAAGTTAAGGGTTCTATCGCACTCACAGATTGTAGCAGGGTTGGTATCAAGGTTGATACTGAAGCACAGCAGAACATAGGCATGGAAATAAAACTACAGATAAATGATATCGTACAATGGTTAGATAAGAATTATCCAGCGTTGTTCAAGAGAGACAAGCGTAAGAAATTCTTAGGCAAGCTTATGTACAACTACACAACAGGCGTTCCTTCTGTGGATAGCAAAGCACTTCGTGTGTACCTGTTGAACATCGCAGCAGAGCTAAAGCTTAGAGACAAGAGTATACCTAAGACGGACAAGAGTGGTGAGATAACCACTAGTGCGGACTACTGGTCAGAGCACAAGCATGTGTTCATCCAGCAGTGGCAAGACATGACTACAAAGGCCAAGCTATTAAACTTTGTTGAGCAGATAAAGACAGAGCGTGTGAACCCTAGGTACCAAGCACTTGTCCGTACAGGAAGGACAAGTTGTAGCAAACCTAACCTTCAGCAAATGCCAAAGGCACAGTGGTTCAGGAAGCTATTCGTACCTAGCAAGGGCACTAAGTTTATCATAGCTGACTATAATGCTGTGGAGCTTAGGTGTTTGGGCGCGATATGTAAGAGCAGGTTTGGATTCTCACAGCTAGCACGCACATTCTATGAGGGTATTGATCCGCACGCATACACAGCGTCTAGCCTATCAAATATACCCTTTGCGGAGTTCATGAGTCTTAAGAAATCAGACCCAGAAAAGTTTAAGAAGTTTAGACAATCAGCCAAGGCTGTAAACTTTGGTGTGCCCGGTGGTCTTGGTGCTAAGTCACTAATGGAATACGCATCAGCATCATACGGCGTGTCTATGACCCTGGATGAGGCCAAGGAGTGGAAGAACAAACTAGTGACAGAGGTGTACCCAGAGTTGTCTAGGTATTTGTTTCAGGATGTGCTTGGTGCACTGTGCTTCAACCTACAGTGTGGTGCTGATGAGGTGTGTGATGCGTTCAACCTGAGATCCGCTGGCGTGTACGCATTCAGCCCAATACAAGACATAGTGTCAGGCAACATGCGTAGTAGGAAGGGCACAGGTTACACAGGTGCTTTCAGGCGGCATGTGTGGAACGCACTATCTAAGATAAACAAGGATAGCTCGTTAGAGATGCCACTGAGATCCCAGCGAGGTAGCCCTAGTCTAAGACGCAGAATATTTGGCAACACTGTGGTTACACTCACAGGGCGTGTGCGTGGTGCTGCTGAATATACAGAGTCGTGCAACACACAATTCCAGGGGTTGGCTTCAGATGGTGCCAAGCTTGCATTGTACGCCGTGTCACAGTTGTACCCTGTGGTTGCCTTTGTGCACGATGAATTAGTTGTAGAGGTGCCTGACGATGTACCTGAGACACACGGTAAGGTAATAGAGTCTTTAATGAATACTAGCATGGACAAAGTGCTTAATGGTTTCGTAAGATCAGAAGTTGAGTGGGTTGTTTCTGACACATGGAGTAAGACATGAAATATGAAGTAAAAGACAGTGGTGAGCGTGAAGAGTTTCCAAGTGGTTCTGTGCGTGACTCTCAGTTTGCTAAGGGCAGGTACGACCTGTTGCCTTTTTCAGCACTAGAGAGGATTGCCATACTCACAGAGTTGGGTGCTATGAAATACGGTGCACGCAATTGGGAGAAGGGTCAACCGATTGCACGCTATATCAATAGTGCTCTACGCCACATAATTAAATATGCAATGGGCTATCGTGATGAGGATCACCTAGCTGCTTGTTGCTGGAATGTAATGGCAGCAATGTGGACTGAGGAAGAAGTTATACTAAACAATTTACCCGCAGAACTAGGAGAAGGTTATGTTATCAGATCACACAGGGGAAGACAATTCAGGCCTGAAGAACAAGATGTCACAGCACAAGATAATAAAAAAGGAGAGGAGGTTAGAAGCGATAGGGATGCGAAAACAGGGGATGACATATGCGGAGATTGGTCGTGCAATGGGTGTGACAAGACAAGCTGCCTATTCGTATGTAGAAAGGGAGTTCAAGAGTCTCATGAAGGAGGGCAGTGTAGTAGCTGAGAAAGCACTTAGCCTAACACTGGCTAGGTTCGATGAGCTACTAAAGGTATACTATAAGGAGGCAACAGCTGGTAACAGAGAATCACTTCAGTCTGTGTTATCTATCATGGATAGACAGATTAAGATATTAGGACTTGAGGCACCTAAGAAGTCTGAATCTACTGTCACATACCAGACGCTATCAGACCAAGAGCTAATACAACAGGCAGGTATGTGGGGTATCAGTATCCCAATGGACCAGCTGACTGTGCAACCTGAATCCCTGAATGATGGAAACTTTCCAAATCATCCAGATTTATTGCAATAATTCCCAGGTTGGTACGAATAACTAATGTTGGCTCGTTGGATCTTGTTTGCGAAGACGACAACAAAACACCTAGATTTAACCCTGGGTGTTTTTTTTTATTTATTTTTACTGCTAACCTTGTCGATGGCCAAACATGTCGTAAGATAACCGTATAAGGATGACGCAGTGTCAACCTGAAACCACTTGAGGGAGTGAAGAGATGACAACAGTAAGTTTAGAATTCAACATGCGAGATATTAATGCAATTAGAGGTGCTATTAACACAAAGTTAACAGTAACCGAACGAAATAAAAGAGACTTGAAAATGGCACTAAACAATTCGATGGTGCCAGTGGCTTTAAAGTGTGCTTTACACGAAGAGCTAAGGGAAGCTAATAACACCCTTCATGACCTGAGACTTCTAGAACACAAGATAGACGCTTTTGTATGCAACCAAACAGGGGAGGACATGTAACATGACTAAGGTAGTAAAGATAGAAATCAGCAGTGAAGATTTGAATTTTATCCGCATGGCTTTCAATAAACTTGTTACTCACTGTTGGGCTGAAAAAGGCCAAATCAAAGACAAGATTTGTGATTTAAAAACACCACAAGAAGACAAAGTCAAATTGCACGACATGTTGCGTCTTGTGAATAACCGCTTAGAGAATGTACTTGAGTTACAAAGTAGGATTTCACACACGGCTTGGAAACAAGGGGAGGATATATAATGACACATGATGAATATGTAAAAGCTACTGAGGACTTGGCGTTCAACAGGGAGCTAGCTAGGGATAAGGCTTGGTTAAAATATCATGACGCTAGGACTAGGATTGACCTAGCGTATGATAAGGCTATGGAAAAACTTTGGAACAAACTTTGGGTTACTAAAAAGAAAGAGGTTGTATCATGAGTATTCAATTTGTGCGGAATGATGAGATTATACCTGCCTTGCTTGCTAGTGGTCACCTGACCACTGGCAACAAGATAGCCCCTAGGTTGCCCCATGAGAGCACAATCTCTATTGAGGAGGCTAACGAGTGCACTGATAACTATTCAAAGAAATTATGCACCAATGAGAACCCCTATTTCTACATTGAGTATGATGACATCAATGATGAAACAGGTTACTCAATCCCAGGGTTGGAGAAATANGATAAGGNCACAGGTAAGCCTNTTGTAACCCACCTACAGAATTTGCAATACGACTGGTTGATGCGTAAGGCNTGCAAGTTCCAATCNGACGAAAGGCGTGCCCTTAGTTAANGGAAACGCATTTGCGTGAACTAAGACTCAATTACTAATTTAAAAGATATTAGTAGTTGAGTTTTTTTGTTAATTAACTTGACACATAAAACAAGCACAGACTATAATCGCATATAGAGAGATTTACTGCCAGAGCGCGAGCGTCAGGCAGGTAAATCTCTTATATACAAATTGCACTAATCATCTAGATCTTTTACAAATCCCATTAGCTGAAACATACTAGCACAATAGGTTTCTAGCTGGACAGGGTTGTCCTTGGTTGCAACAAATGTACCATCGTTGCGTTCGATAGTCCAATTCTCAACATCACCCCTGAACTTCATCATCGCACCAATAAACTTGTACATCTTACCAAGGTTAAGTTGCCAATCACAGGTGTAGTCTGTCTTGTCTGTAAACAACACATGAATCCTGAAGCACATCCCACGCTTAATCATAGCTTTCTCCCTCAAAATGTGATAATGTAAAACCAACTGTTATTATATAACCTCACTGGGAATAAACAATGTCAGCAGCAATGACCAGATTAGANTTAGAGGAGAAGTTAAAACAAGCTTACACTATTGCGGAGNTAGCATCAGCACGCAGTATTAAAGGATATTTAGACTCTGTAATTATTGACTCACGCCCTGAGCCTAGGCGTTTCGCACATGTCGCACGACCCTGGCAATGGAAGCGTACAACATACATGATGGAACCTATTGAGGCGTTGTGTGGTTTACGCCCTGAGTTTAAAGGTCCTCGTAACACATGGGAAACACTTCCGCGCGGACACGACAAGACAACAGGACTCGCACGCATATG